CAGACCCTACAGGCAAAGCACCAAACTCAAGGATTATCTTGTTTCTGGCTGAAGCACCTAAAGTCTTTAAATTCACCCCATTAAAATAAGTACCACCGTTATCAGCTTTCCATCGTCCTGACACCATTATAATGAAGGGTGATGGGTCACGCCCATCCCTTGCTCTATAATTGAAGGTGAATAAACAACCCCCTTGCACTATTTTGGGTTGTTTCTTCGCGATATTCTGATAAGGGAGCTTCTTGGTGGTGCCCAAATATGTAGTTTTTTTATTTTTTGCCATTTTTTACGTCAGAACTGGATAAGCTTCGACTATATTATATATATTAAATAAATTATGAGCGATGAATTAGTGTTGTCTGAATTCCTAGAGCAAATAGATTACTGTTTGTCTTTGAAGTTTAAAGAAAAATGGAGATACAGGTTTAGTACTCACTTTATAGAAGTGTTTCAGTCTAAAGTATTAAACTCAGTAAAGACTGAAAGACCTTTGAAGTTATCATCCTTATTATCTACCTATACAAAAAAATATAAATATTCTACTACAGAGGTTGTAGACTTTTTCAGGTTAATATCAATAGAGGAATATTACCCTCTTGTGTATGAGGATAAAAAATACATGTCTCAGAAGAAAGACCTTATTTAAGTATTAAACTTCTTTCTAGGCTTCTTGTTCTTCATAGCTTCAGCATGTTCAGCTAAGTGACTTGTAGGATTCTGTTTAGGACACATATCCTTATACCCACACCAATTACAGAATTGGTTTACTTGGGGAAAGAACTCGTCCTTTTTTTTCTTCCTAATCTCCCAAATTTGCTGTGTTAGCTTTCTCATGTACATTAATACATGTGCCTCAGAAAATTTAATGTGTACCAGCTTATCGAGATGAGGATAGTAATGAGCTAGAGTTACTGAAGAAATAGGTACCGTGTAAAGGTTAGAGATTGCGTAAGCATACAATAACATTTGAGGGTCTTTTATCAGGTCTCTTTTAGTAGAAGGTCTTTTACTGGTTTTGTAGTCGATAACTAGATAATTACCGTCTTCGCTTTTTACCACGCGGTCAATAATACCGTTTACGGCGTAACCTTGTTTCAGCTCTACTGCGAATACCTGCTCGGTTGCGATTTGCTCACAGCTTGATAGCGAGTTGTTAAAATTTAGAAAATTAGTTATACAAATCTCTATCTTATTTTCTCGCTCTTTATCGAACTTGTAATTCGACCTAAGTGACTCTGCCACTTGATGCAACTCCTCTTCAGAGGTAGCTTTAACGCCGTCCTCGAAAATCTTATGAATGTATGAGCCAAACTGTAGGGCGTCCGTATTAGTGGACTTTTCCTGCAAATAGTCAATATATTTGAATTTATACTTCAATTTGCATTCGTCGTAGACTTTAATCTTACTGGGTGATACCTTATTAATAAACATGAATGTTCCTCCAGCTATTATTAAAGACTATTTGTCTGAAAAATTTACAGAAAATACCTCCGCAGGGCGGGAATTCCGTATTAATTCAATCTTTGCCGACGACGACAAGCATAAGCTCTATATTAACCTGGATACGGGATTATGGACTGACTTCAAATCTGGGGAAAAAGGAAACTTCCTCCAACTTATCTCGCACGTAGAGAATGTCCCGTATCCCGCAGCTCGTTCCTTTGTAAATAGGATTGCGTTTGATAAGGGAGTTAATCTCTTTGAAGTATCTACCCTGAATGTGGAGAATGAAGCTATTTCTGTGGAGCGGACTATCGAGGGTGATATGGAGGACTGGATTGAGGTAGACCCTAAAAAGGATATAAAGTCTACGAACACTCTAAAGCGGTTAGCTTCTAACTTTGCTATCTCCCGCAAACTCGCTTCTTTTAAATTCTACGTTGGAAAGAAGGGGCGCTACTTTCAGAGAATCATAATTCCTTACATTGATAAGAAAGGTTGTTTTTACTTCCAAGCTCGTACCCTTATAAATCGTGACCCTAAGTATCTAAACCCGAGCAAGGGTTTGTACGGTATTAAGACATCAGAAGTACTGTACCCCTACGATAAGTCTCTAGAGTATGTAATGGTTACGGAAGGTCCTTTAGATGCTATGTCCTTACGGGCAGCAGGTTTCAACGCTACGTGTACTCAGGGCTGTAAGATGTCTACCGTCCAAGCTAAGGAGCTTAAAGGTAAAAGAGTAATACTTGCGTACGATAACGACGAAAGCGGTCAGGAGGGCTTTACTGAGGCTAAGAAGAGACTTCTGACCCAACGCACTAATGACATCTACGCTTTACGTCCTCCGAAACACTATAAAGACTGGAATGACTTCTGGGTAGCCTCAAATCGTAAAGATTTTGAAACGTATGTGTATGCCAATATATTTAAGGCAAACTGGGAGCTAACTGCTACCTCACTATTAACTTAAACTTAGGGCTGTAAAAACTCTCTGTTAAAATATCATATTTTACAGTGATTTCGTACACTCCTCTAGAACCACCTAAAATATCATCTTCATATTTCGGGACAATCGTCTCGGTATTCCAAAGGTAGCTTATTAGGTTTTGTGAGTCTAGTTGTATACTACCCGAAGTGTCCCCGAATTCCTGAACCACTACCCTGCTAGTTAATTCAGGGCTCTCATTCAGCTTAACGATTCGCATCTGTGGTTTAGAAAGAAGTGAACCGGTTTCTAGCAGGTTGCGAAGGTCGTTCGTAATAGGCTCATTATCTACAACCAATTCGGTTTTAACGCGAAGCTTTTCCTTGCTCCCTACCTCTACGTAACGTTGAATCAGTTTGTTTGTCGGGGTTACCAACAAAGGTTGGGTTAGTGCCACGTTAGAGTTAGAATTTAATTTAAAAGAGTTGACGTAAATCTGTGCGCGAGAACCCTCAACGTCCACTAGTGTCCAAATATCTAAATAATCTCCTGTCGCGGACGCGGTGTTACTCGACACAGGTAACCAAGCATTAGCAGGCGCTGTAGTAGGAAAGTAATCTGCCTCTGGCTGTAGAATTACGGAAAAATTACCTGGGCTAGTATTAAAAATAGCACTAGCGGAATTTCCGCCAACATAATCGGGTTCTTCTGCACACGCACTAACATTAGCATCAAACCCAATTCGGTCACCAACATCATTACGCTTATAGTTACGGAAAATGTATTCCGTGGCGGTAGAGCTAACCAAACCATAGCTGGCATTCCCTGCGGTTAGGTTGACGTAAGGGTTAGGAGACCCAAACTGTGTATTTGGGAAAATATGTACTGAGCATACCTGAAAAGGATTCTGGTAACTACCATCCTTAATCCATATAAAATCTAGTTTACATGGGCTGATAGGAGAAGGGCGGTTTGCTCTGTTGATTACAGTGATATCGTTGAAAGTAGTCATGTCTTATTTATTTAGAGGACCTAGCAGAGTCAATTGCTTCTTTCTCTCGATTGCTTTCCTCAACCAATAAATTCATAAACTCACCCCTCTCCTCCCCCGTCATAAGATACATATCATGAAGGGTAAAGTTGGCATGTTTTATTAAGGAGTATACTTCAGACGCTAGGTTCTCCCCTCGAACAACTAGCTCACGGAGAAAAAAGACTCGTTAAACGGTACAAACGTCTCTGTGGTCTCCCCACAGTTCGCGCAATCAAAAGCAACCTTTTTCGTAAACCCATAGTGGCTTTTTGATAGATTTTCACGGAAAAAGGCAATATCCCTAACAGTGGTCTTCTCAAAGAATTGACGTAAAATATTTTTATCCGCATGTGTCCCTACTGATAATGCGAAACGCCATAGATTTTCTGTAAGTGTTACCATATCTTCCATATAAGGTTCATCTTTTGCCCGGGGGGAAACGTACTTAACCACCTGGTCACTGTCTGGGAGAGTTATTTCCAACGGCTCTTCGAAATCATCAGCGGCGTACTCAACCGGAATTTCACTAATAAGGAGATTTAAGTTGTTTTCTGCAGAACAATCTGGACACTCGGCTGAGATTACATATTTATCGCCGTAAGAAATCTCGCGCAACTTAAATAAAATAAAGTTTTTGTCCTGTAAAGTCATTGAGTCGTAATCTAACCCCTGTACACAATCCTCAAATAAAGATTTTATCACATTATTAGCCTGGTTTACTTTTTTAATGCTCCGTAGCTTCTTTTCCTCACGGTACGTAAAAGCTTTAATTTTAACTGTACCGTTGTGGTCACGGTATGATTTTCCTTGGGAAGGAAGGTTTAAGGATACCCATTCATCACCTCCCGTTATATTTTTAAGAAGGTCACTTACAGCAGATGCAACAGTACCATCAAACGCGTCTTTAATCACCTCTTTAGGTTCCTCTTTCGGAGTATTAAACTTTAGGTCTTCTGCAGGTATTTCTACCCTCTCCGACGCTGATGTTGAAGGTGCGTCAGGAACACTAACACCTTGTGCAGGGTCAGCCCCCACATTATCTAGATGTTCTTTTGCAAGGTCGATAAGAGATTTTTCTTTATTAGGTTGAGTCATAATTTTATAAGTTATAAAAACTTTAATACTATAATAGTATTATGGTAACAATAATTATCAATAATAGTTTATCTATTTTAAAAACAGATAATAAAAAATTATTAACAACATTAGAAAAGAAGTATAGTGCTAAGGTTCCTGGGTACAACTATTCTGCTGCGTACAGAAAACATGGTTGGAATGGGGAGAAAGCGTTCTTCTCTTCTAAAACTGGTAAGTTTGGTACGGGTCTTTTATCTCATATAGAGGAAGACCTCACTTATTTAGGTATAGACTACAAAATAGAGGATTCTCGTAATGCTACCCACTCAGATGACATCGAATTACCAGGTATTACCTTACGTGATTACCAGGAATCAATGGTTAGAAATGCTTTAGAAGCTAAAGGTTGTATTATTAAAGCTCCTACGGGCGCGGGCAAGACTTTAATTTTAGGGGGTATCCTGAAAGCTTTGGAGGGTAAGACCGGTTTAATTTTCTTCACAAAGAAACAGTTGCTCAAACAAACCTATGATGACCTACGTAAATGGGGTATTGATGTAGGGTTAGCTTTCGGAGATGGCGTTATTATTAAACCCATGACCTTATGCACTGTGCAGTCAATTGACAAAGTTATTGATACTCATCTAAAAACCTCCGATTTTATAATCTTTGATGAAGTGCATGAGTTTGCTAAAGGAAAAGTAGCCACAAAAGTTATAAAGTCCTTCCCTAACGCAGCTTATAGAATTGGAATGACGGCAACCGTACCCCGTGACCCGATGAGCCGTCTTAACCTTATCTCAGGATTAGGTAGAGTGATTGAAGAGGTTGATGCTAAAGGTCTGATTGACGACGGATTCCTTACTGAACCAATCATCCAGATAATTCCTATGAAGGATACAGGTACTGTGGAGGACACAGAACTGTCATATCGAGAGGTGTACGAGAAATTTGTGACTGAAAATGATATTCGCAATGATATGATTGTGGAATTAACAGAAAAAATACAAAAAAACCGGTCGAGAACTCTTATAATAGTAAAAGACCTGAAGCATGCTGAGATTCTACACCAACGAATCCCTAACTCCTT